TATCATAACGGCGTTGCTCATGCCTTCGCTCCTTTCTTTGCCAGTGCCGGGAGCGTATAGCCCGGCGACTGCATAAACTTGTTGAAGCGCTGCGGCCAGTAGGTCACGCCAGCGAGGCGGCGGCCTGCGACGCCGTACTTCGGGTTGTAGCCGAAAATGTTCACATACTCCAGAAGGTCGGCCCGCTCGTCGTCCATGGCCCTGCATACCTCGAAAAGCGCCGCCACGTCGTCGATCGCCCGGTGGGAGTTCTGCACCTTGTCCTCCAGCTTGTAGGCCGCGATCGCGTTCGCCAGCTTGTGAGGGTAGGCCCGGCGGTCTTTGTAAACCGTGAGGCTGTCCAGATAGTCCGCACCCTCGAACAGTTCCTCGCCGTCGGTGACGTGCCGCCAGATCATAGCCCGGCAGAAAAGGAGATCGAACTGTGCGTTGTGGGCCACCAGCAGCACCGGGCCGCCCCGGAGCATGTCGGTGAAGCGTGCTGCAGCTTCGCCCTCGGTTACGCCTTCGGCCTCCAGCAGCTCGTCGGTGATCCCGGTCAGCTCTGTGATCTTCTCCGGGAGTTTCTCGCCCTCCGGCAGCTTCACGAACACGTCGGCGGTGTCAGCCATGCGGAGAGTGCCGCGGGCGGTCTGCTCGATCCTGATCGCCGCCAGCTCAATGATCTGGCAGGTGTCGGCGTCGAGGCCGCTCGTCTCGGTGTCGAAAAATACCACGGCTTTGTACTTCGTGAAAATGTCCGCGAGGTTACTCATGGTCGGCCGCCTCCTTCCCGATCGTCACCGTCAGGGTATTGGCTATTTTGAGCTGCTGGCTCACATTCCGGTACAGTTCCACGGCCGCGTTCACCTGAGACAGCGGCAGCGCGAGAGCTGCGGCCTGCTGGAGCTCCTTGTCGGTTGCTGTGTGCGCTGCTATGCGCTTGAAGCCTTCGGGATCCTTGCCGCCTGCCGCTTCATAAAGGACGGTCAGCTGGTGGGCCAGCACAAGCCGCACGAGAGTGGGTAGCTTTACAGATCCGGGCAGCGTGTCAGGCGACGGTGCGGCCGTGCTTTCCTTCGGTTCGTCGGTCTGGTTGCTGTCCTCGGCGTCCAGATTGTCCAGATCGCCAGAGTCGCCAGAGTACCGGACAAAAGCGGAGCGGAAGCCGACGCTCCAGCCCACATGCGCGCGGGAGCCGTCGCCGTTGAAGCAGAACACACCAGCGTCCGCACCGCGGTGCCAGCGGCCCCCGCGGACCACGCAGCGCTCGGCTACGCCGTTATTCAGCCAGTAGTAGTCGCCCTCGTAGTCTGCCTCGGTCGCGCCTTCGTCCGGGAGCAGGGCCAGAGAACGGAGCAGCACCTTGGCCGCTGCGCCGACTGCTGCCGCTGCGGTGACTTTTGCAAACAAGCAGCTCCGGCTCTGGTCTGCGGAACTTGTCACGGTGGTGGTATATACCCACGCGCCGCTCACATAGTCGAGCTTGATCGTGCTGCCGGAGAGCTTCGCGGAGGTGTCGCTCACATGGCACTCAGGCTCTACCAGAGAGCCGTCGGCCGCGTTGATTGCCTTCCAGCACACGCTCGTCTCGTTCTGCGGGTTATCAGGATCCGCGGCGTCATTGTTGGCAAGGATCTGGAGCTCGCCCCATACGAAGCGGATCCCTCACTGCCACTCCCAGACGTTGCCGTTCATGTCCCAGATACCGGAGAGAGTCTTGTCGTGACTCCATGTCAGAGGGCCGGTGCCGGTGGCTACGCGGCCGGTTTTTCCGCTGTCTGTGGAGGTCGGGATCGCCTTGTAGTTGCTCTCGCGGGTGTCCTTCCCGTAATTGTTATTGCCGTAGGGCAGGAAGCCGTTTTTCTTGCACCAGAGGGCGATCGCGGTTCACTCGGCGTTAGTGCTGAGGTGCCAGCCTGCGCCCTTGGCCTCGCAGCGTGCGCGGGAGGTGTCGAAGCTGATACTCACGGCCGGATCCTCGCCCGGCAGGCTGTACGCTGCTGTCACGTCGCCGTCGGTCAGCTTGGTGGTGTGGACGACGTTCTGGTACTTGGAGTAGTAGAAGCCGGGGATCTCGGAGCCGTTGACGATAAACGCCGGGTGGGTGGCGCTATTGCCGCCGGTCAGCACGTCGCTGTTCTTGAATTTGGGAATATACACAAGAACAGAGGGGAGATCGGAGTCGTCCACCTTGATTACATTGTTCGGGCACACCGACTGGAGCGCCAGACTGGAAAGATCATAATTTGCCATTGTTGTGTCCTCCTTTTTTACTCAATGCTCCAGAGAACGACGGTAACGTCGCCCATGTCGAGCGGGTTCTTGTCTCTCTGGACGTTCTGCTGGTTCATGCCGCCGTTTTCGGTCTGCTCCGTGCCCTCGGCGTCAGCTTCGGGAGCTTCGGGTTCCTCGATCACGGTTTCGGTGTAGGTTGCGGCCGGGATCATTACCTGCGCCACATAGCGCAGCCCGGAGGCGGTGCCGATCGTCAGGTTGTCGGCCTTGTCGCGGCAAATATCCACCTCGACGGGCCAGTCCTTCTGGTACTTGGCCGCGTTCAGCATGATCTCGTCGTCGCCGAAGATCAGGCGGGTGCCGCTCTGCTCGAAGGCGATTTTCTCGCCCGCGTTCTTTTCGATAACTTTCGCTTTCTTGGTTGCCATGATTACATTCCTCCTTTAATTCTCAGCTTAATGGTGGCGCTTTTGGCGCTGCCGTCGTAGGCGATTTTGAAGCCGTTCAGCATACGGTCGAAGATCCTCACGTCGCCGACGTTGCCGGAGTGATCCAGCACCTCGGCCTCCACGGTGTAGTCCGTGAAGTTTCTCGCGGTTGCGAGCGCGATCGTCTTTGTGGAGTCGTTGAACGGGTAGCTCTGGGAGTTGGTGAGCGTGATCGTCCTTTCCTCGGTCGCCACCTGCTCGGCGGTGAGAGAGGACGAGATCAGGATCAGGGCTGCCGCCAGATTTACGTCAGAAATGCCGTGCTCGGCATTGTTGAAGTGTCCGGCGCTCTGGTCGGTGCCTTCCTGAATGATCTCGTGGGTGTCCACGTCCTCCACCTTGTCGAGCCAGAACGTGCGTCTATACATGTGTTTTTCCTCCTTCCTTTAGGTTGTGACTTCATAGATCGGGACTGTGAGCTTAATCATGGTGCCCTGTCCCTCCACCTTTGTGATCGTCCGCTGCTGGTATGCGGCGATCTCTCCGCGGGTGTCAATCAGCCGCGAGGCGTCGATCGTGCAGGCCACGGAGTCCAGACTGGGGAAGGTCGCCAGAATAGTGAGGGTGTCGCCCTCGATCTTCTTTTTGTTGATCGTCCCCCGGTGCCATCTGCCGCCGGTCTGTACCTCTACGGCGTGGATCGAGCGGAGCCACTGGTTCCTTCGGTGGCCCATGAAGCTGTCGTAAAAGTAGCCCATGCTGTGTCCTCCTTTCGATTTTCTTTATTCACCGCAGCGCCTCGTCCCGCACTTCACGAAGCTGTACGCCGCGAAGGAGAGGCTCGGCTCTGTGGTTGTCTGGTTGCTGAGGGCTGCGCCGATTGTACCAGCCCCCACGGTGCCGCACTCCACGAAGCTGTACCGGTACGCGCTGAGGCTTGCCTCGGCCTCTGTCCGGTGCTTCACGGCGGCCCCTTTGGTGGTGATCCGCGGATATGTGCCGCACTTTTCCGTCCCCGCTTTGGTGTGCTGGTAGGAATAGAGGACGGCCGCAAGCTCGGCGGCTACCCGTTGCTGCAGCACGCTTCCCAGCGTCCCCGGTCGCGGGTATGTCCCGCATATCAGATCCCCGGTTTTCGGGTGAGGGTAGAGCAGGAAGCCAGCCGTGGGCTCTGCCCGGATCGGCTGCCGGATTATCTGCCCCATGGTGCCGGGCCTCGGATATGTCCCGGCCTTTCTGCCGAAGTTGTACCGGAGCGCCTGCACGTCAGGATCCGCAGGGATCCCGGCCTTTACCGCAGCGCCCAGCGTGCCGGGCCGTGGATAGGTGCCACACTCAAACTCGCCCGCGTGGGTGAAGCCATACCGGTGCAGCGTCTCGTCCGGCTCCAGCTCTATGCTCGGCTTGACGATAAAGCCCACCGTGGCGATCCTTGGCCGGGTACCGCACTTCACAAAGTCGTCCCTTTGCAGTCTGGTGTCCAGCCCGTATTCAATGCCGGGATCCGGCCCCTGCTGCCAGAAATAAAAAACGCCCACGAGATGTGAGCGCGAATTTTTCGCAGCTTTTACGGCCTCCACGAATTTCTCAAAATTGTGGGCGTCCGTGTGTGTGTTGGTAGTCAGAGCCACGAAGGTGTACGGGCTGCTGTCCATTTCGTACCACTCCACGACGTAGCCCTCGCCGAAGTATGCCGAGATCAGACGCTCGACGGCCCACTTTGTCCCGCGCTTGCGTTTTATCTGAATTGCGAGCTTGATCGTGTTTCGCTTTTCCTCCAGACTCATGCCGGTGGAGTCGTACCAGTCCACGTCCAGCTCCCACGCCA